TAATTCTGTTATAGGTGCAAGTATTCATAATGCTGGGGTAAATACTGCAAATACTTATGACGGCATTTATGCAAACTCTACTTTTCCTACTATTTCAGGTTGTTCAATTTATTCAGGTAATTCAGGTTCATCTGACAAAACTAGATATGCTATTAATTTAGGTTCTTCTGTTACTTACGGAACAATTACTGGAAATAACGTTGTTGGAGTATTTGGTAGTCCAAAAATTTACTTAGGAACTACTGATCAAACAACTCTTGCAAATATATTAAACAATACTGGTTTTTCTAATTATTCAGTCGTTGCTAACGAATTTGGCTCAACTTATGGTGGAACAGTTGTTACAAATGGAAGTACAACAACTTTAACAACATTAGATTCTGTAAATACAAATGGTAATTATTTATTGTTTATTGGACAAACTAATTCTACTACTGGTGGTATAAACGCATTAGCTCAAATTAGACGAGGAAGTTCTTCTTCTACAATTTATACTATTCATGCTACTTCTGGAATTGCATTATCTATGTCAGGTCAAAATGTTCAATTAACTAATACAGTAGGTGGCGATCTTAATGCTGATTGGAGTTTAATTAAAATTGTGGCTAATGGAGCTGTTTAATTAATTATGAACTATATCCTATTCGCACTATTCGTAATTCTCCAATTCCTCGACTTTTGGACAACGTATAACGTCATTAAGTCAGGTAAAGGGCATGAAGGTAATCCAGTTATGGCTTGGTTATTCTCCAAAATTGGACTAATAGGTGGATTTACATTAGTAAAAGTATTGGCTATTGTGGCAATGTGGTTTGTAAAAGACGTGTTATTTGCCATTAGTTTAATTAATATTATTTATGTTTACGTTGTATATATGAACTATAGGATTCTAAAATCATGAGTTGGTTAGAGCAGGTAGCACCTACAATTGCAACTGCATTAGGCGGACCTTTAGCGGGTTTGGCAGTCACGGCAATTTCCAAGGCAATCGGTATTTCTGAAGATGATGTGGAAAAAACTATGGATGCAGGCAAGCTATCTGCTGAACAAATAGCACAACTAAAACTTGCTGAAATAGAATTTCAAAAGAGTACACAAGAACTGGGTTTAAACTTTGAAAAACTTGCGGTTGATGACCGTGCTTCCGCTAGAAATATGCAAATTGCAACTAAGTCTTGGATACCCGGAGCATTGGCTTTAGGTATTACTGTTGGGTTCTTCGGTATTCTTATTTATATGATGGCATATGCGATTACTCCGTCTAATGAATTATTAGTCATGTTAGGTTCACTTGGGACAGCGTGGACCGGTGTCGTTGGTTATTATTTTGGTAGTACTGCATCTAGTCACGTAAAAGATCAAATGCTATATAATTCGGTGCCGACAAATGCAAAATAATTTTGTTATAGCTCTTCGTGATGTATTAGTGTCAGAAGGTCTTTGGTCTGATGATCCTACCGATGCTGGTGGTGCTACTATGAAAGGGATTACTCTAAGTGTTTATCGTGAGTGGAAAAGAAACCAATATATAACTAAAGAACAACTTAAAGAAGTATCTGATAGTGATGTATATAACCTATACAAACAACTTTATTGGGATAAAATAAATGCTGATAACTTGCCTGCTGGCGTGGACTATGCCGTATTTGATGCTGCTGTTAATTTGGGTGTGGCTAGGGCTACCAAGCTCATTCAAGAGGCAGTTGGAGTTACTACGGATGGTGTGTTGGGACTCAAGAGCTTATCGGCTATTCAAGCGGCTGACCATAAAGAATTAATTGAAAAATTTAGTAATTTAAAGAAAAGTTTTTACGATAGTATTGTTGAACATAGGCCTGATCAAATTAAATATTTAGATGGATGGAAAAGTAGAGTAGCAAAAGTAGAAACAATATCTGAATCAATGTTAGGGTAAACCCCATGCCATTAAAAAAACTACAACTTAAGCCAGGATTGTATCGTGAGGGTACAATTTATTCCAGTTCTGGTGGGTGGTATGATGGGGACAAAATACGCTTTCGTTCAGGTTTGCCAGAAAAAATTGGTGGTTGGACACCTGTTAATATATCAACTTATACTGGCACTGCAAGATCAATTTGGATATGGTCAGCTGCAACAGTAGGTCTTAATAATAATTATATTGGACTAGGAACAAACACAAATTATTATATATATTATAGTGTGGCTTATTATGATATTACTCCAATTGTAAAAACAGATACTTCGGTAACTTTAACAACTAATGGCACTACAATTGTAACGCTAACGGATGCAAGTTATAGTCCCAATATTGGTGATTACATTAATTTCAGTACTAGTTATACTGTTGGTGGATATACATTTTTAGGAAATTATGAAGTATTATCTATACCTACAGCTTCAACATATACTATTCAAACAACCACTGCCCCTTCTTCCGCAAGCGCAACAGTTACTGTAAATTATTTATATCCCAGTGGTACAAATACTTTTACAAATGGTACAGGTTGGGGTGCTGGTCCTTGGGGTGGATATTATGGAGCGGGCAGTCCAAACAATACTGGTTGGGGGCAAGCAGCAACATTAGGATTAATATCTTCTCAATTAAGACTTTGGTCTAACGATAATTTTGGTGCTAATTTATTTCTTGCGCCAAGAGGAGGTCCTATTTATTATTGGCAAAACTCTTTAGGATTAAATACAAGAGCGAAATCATTGCAAAGTTTAGCAAACAATGCAACGCTTTTAACAGATGCAACAACATTTAGTGCTAGTGTTAATGGAATATCAATAACAACTGCTGGAACAGGATATACAAACGGTACATATACTTCAGTTTTATTAACTTATGTATCTGGTGCTACTATGGTAACTTATCCTACTGCAACTATTGTTGTGTCGGGAAATGTGGTTACATCAATCACTATTACAAATGGTGGTACGGGTGCTTCTGGTACAGGAACAGTATTATCTGCTACAAACGGTAGTATTGGTGGTGGGATTGTTACTGCTTTTGGTTCTATTACAGGCGGTTCAAGTTATACAAATGGTACATATACAAATGTACAATTAACTTATGTTTCTGGCCCAACCATGACAACATATCCCAAAGCTACTATTGTGGTAAGTGGTAATTCTGTAACATCAGTAACTTTAACAAATGGTGGTTTGGGTGCAACAGGAACAGGTACTGTTTTAACAGCTCCATCGGCATCTATTGGTGGTACAGGTTCTGGTTTTCAGATTCCAACATCAACAATTACTGGAACAGGATTTACAAGCACTGTAACATCTTTGCTTGGTTCAACAACTATTTTAGTTACTTCAGCAAATGCGCCTTATGTATATCCATATTCTTATATTTCAGGAACTGGAATTCCAGCTAATACTTATGTTGTTTCTATTGATCATGTTACAGGCGTGGCTACAATTAGCAATTCATATACCGCTTCATCAAGTGGAAGTTATACTTTTTCTTATTCTGGCGCATTTATACCTAATGAAACTTATCAAGTTTTGTCTTCTGATGTACAAGAATTTGTTATTGCATTTGGTGCAAATCCTTATGATCCAACAACTGGTATTTCTGCATTTAATCCTTTACTTGTACGCTGGTCAGATCAAGCAAATCCATATCAATGGGTTCCACAACTAACTAATCAAGCTGGTGAGTTTGCATTAGGTAATGGTTCTTATATTATTGGAGCAAGGTTTACTCGACAAGAAATTCTTATTTGGACTGATTCTGCTATATATTCAATGCAGTATATTGGCGCACCATATGTTTGGGGCTTTCAACTTTTAATGGATAACATATCTATTATTAGTCCAAACGCTATGATTACAGTAAACAACATTACTTATTGGATGGGGCGTGACAGATTTTATATGTATAACGGTACAGTGCAAACTTTGCCATGTACTTTAAAACAATATATTTTTGATAATTTAAATCAAAGTCAAGGCTTTCAAGTATTTTGTGGAGCAAATGAAGGATTTAATGAAGTTTGGTGGTTTTATGTATCTATTGATGGTAATGGCGGTACAGATAGCAATCCTAATACTTCTGTTGATAAATATGTTATCTATAATTACTTAGATAATGTTTGGTATTATGGAAATATGGCAAGGACAGCTTGGTTACAAAACGGCATCAATCAATTTCCAATAGCAGCAGATTATAATAATAGACTTCTGTTCCACGAAAACGGAAATGATGATAACTCTTCTGGTACTCCTGTGCCAATTACATCTTATATACAATCTTCAGATATAGAAATTAGTCCTGATGATGCTGGTCAGCATTTTGGTTTTGTTTGGAGAATGTTTCCAGATATGAATTTTAACGGTTCAACTTCCAATAACCCTTCAATAACTATGCAGTTAATACCTAGAAATACTTCGGGCAATGCTTATGGCACAGCAGCAAATCCATCTGTAACAAGTTTACAAAATTATACAAATATTCCAGAATATACTATACAACAATTTACTGGTGAGGTATTTACTCGTTTACGAGGTAGGCAAATGGCTTTTAGACTGCAATCTACAGGCTTAGGTGTTGCTTGGCAAATGGGAACACCACGTTATGACATAAGACCAGATGGCAGACGCTAGGTTTACAATCTGTTCAAATGGTGATATAATAACTCCTCAACAAGGAGAATATTATGAAGTTAGTAGACCGTACAGGGCAGAGGTTTGGAAGATTAGTAGTATTAGAACAGGCTGGTAGAACAGTAAGTAAAAAAGTATTATGGAAGTGTAAATGTGATTGTGGTAATGAAACACAAACAGATTCAGGCAGTTTAGTAACAGGCAATACGGAATCGTGTGGTTGTATTTTAAAAGAAGCAATTACAAAACACGGTGGATGGAAAAAAAGTTCTTATAATACATGGCGAGCAATGATAAGAAGATGCAATAACCCTAAAGATAAAGATTACCCAAAATATGGTGGTAAAGGCGTATCGGTGTGTCCTGAATGGTTGGATTATGCGACTTTTGCAAAAGATATGGGTGAGCCTCAAGGTGATGAAACATTGGACAGAATTGATGTTTATGGCAATTATGAACCAAGTAATTGTAGATGGGCTGGTCTAACACAACAAGCAAGAAATGTAAGAGTTCGTGCAAATAGTGAAACAGGCGTTACTGGTGTTGTGCTTTATAAAAATAGATATTACGCAAAAATTACTGTAAAAAAGAAAAATTATTACTCCAAGGTGTTTAATACTATAGAAGAAGCTGCTGAAGCACGTAAAGAATTAGAACGCATACATTGGAGTATAAGATAATGACTAATCCTACCTATCTTAACTATAACGGTACGCCAATTAATCCAACACCGCCAAATTTACCTGTTGCGCCTAAAGAATATAGCGCAATGCATGATAATCAAGTTTTAAGCCAGTTACGTTTATATTTTAATCAATTAAATAATTACACTCAGGCTACGGCAACGCCAGATTATGGAATAAAATCTAATCGACCATCTTCCAATTTACAAATTGGACAGTTTTATTTTGATACTACATTAGGTTATCCAGTTTATTGGAACGGAACTGCATGGGTAAATTATGCTGGCGTAGTTGTTTAATTATGATAAAATGATTCCAAATAACTCAATAGGTCGTGTATGAGTCTACCGTTAATTGCCAAACACTTAGAGAAGCATGGTCGTGGAGACGATACCCACTTAGTCCATATGACTACTGGGGAGCTTCAAGCCCTACAAAAATTGGCACAACAGCACGGTGGATCATTAACCATCAATCCAAAAACAGGTCTTCCCGAAGCTGGTTTCTTAAGTTCTATTCTTCCTGTGGTGGCTGGTGCTGCAATGGTTGCTTTAGCTCCTGAAACTGGTGGATTATCTATGTTAGCTGATCCTATGGTCGCAGCTGGAGTTGTTGGAGCAACTGATTACGCTATGACAGGTAGTTTAAAAGATGGACTTATGGCTGGTCTTGGAGCTTGGGGCGGTGCTAATTTAGTTGGTGGGTTAGGTTCAGCTGGATTACAAGCAGCAGCTCAACAAGGTGGCGATGAAGCAGCAACAGAATTTGCTAAAACACAAGCAACTGTAAATGCTGGATTAAATTCAAGCATTCCATCAGATATGGCAGCACAATCATCAGGAAGCATTAATTCAGCAGTTAATCAAGTTAATAATATGCAAAACTTAACTGATGCTCAAAGAACAGCATTGGGTCAAGCTTTTCAAAATCCAAATGTTAATCCATCTGATATCGTGCGTAGTGCTGGTGCTATGAATGCTGTTGGTGGTGCTGGTCCTGCAAGCAGTTTATCTAATATAAGTGCAGGATTACAAAATGTAACAAGTTCTGGATCCAATGCTTTGAATTTTGCGAAAGCTAATCCAGGCTCAGTGGCGTTATTAGGTGGAACAGCTTTAAGTGCTGCTGGTGCATTTAATCAACCAACAATTCAACCTGTGCAAACTAGTCAAACGAATCCATTTAACATTAAACCTATATCATCTAATTTCCAAGGGCAATATCCTGCTGCACCACAACCATATTATCAATCTCAATATCCTAATTATGTTCAACAACCGTATAACATGGCAACAGCCAAGAGTGGCGGTATTATGGGATATTCTGGAGCAGATGGTAGCGATGTTCAACAAGGTTTAGCAATGATATCTAAACGCCCTGTATTACAAGCAACGCCAGATCATGATAGTACTTATGTGGATATAGATCCTGATACGAAGAATCTTGATGCGTATAATACGGCCATTAAAAATTTAGATAAAATTAATAAACTTGCTCATTTAGCACCAAGCAAATCAGGTCTTGGATCTGTTTCTCCTCTTGGTTCTAATATTCAAACATTATCACAAGATCAATTAGCAGCTGAAGCAGCAGCAAAAGATATTCAAAAGAATAGTCCAGTAGTTAATACTGCCAAAGAAGGCGGATTACAAAGTCATTTAGGAGATTACTCTGATGGTGGCAGATTGCTCAAGGGTCCTGGTGATGGCGTAAGTGATGGTATTCCTGCGGTCATTGGTGGTAAACAACCAGCAAGACTAGCTGATGGTGAATTTGTAATTCCAGCAAGAATTGTTTCTGAATTAGGAAACGGAAGCACAGATGCTGGAGCTAAAAGATTGTATGCCATGATGGATAGAATTAAAGCGGCAAGAAGGAAATCAAAGGATATTGCAGCAGATACAAAGGCATATAAACATTTACCAGCATGATAGTTTATGCCGACTGCGATCCTATAAAATTAGTAGAAGAGCTTGAACAGCTTCTTCCAGAACATTATGATGAGTTGTGTGTAACAAAAGACTTTGATTGGGATCCTGATTATGATGCCTATCGAAAATTTGCAGAATTAGGCATGTTGCGTTGTATTTCTTGTAGGAATGATGGTGAATTAATTGGTTATATTATCTTTATGATTAGTCCGCACTTACACTATAAGTCATGTATTACGGCAATAGAAGATGTGTATTTTGTTAAAAAAGAGTTTCGCAAAGGTCGTGTTGGGATTAAACTATTTCAATATGCCGAACAAGTTTTAAAGCATTGCAAAGTAGATCGAGTAATTGTTCATACCAAGATTCATTTGGATAATTCAAGATTGTTAGAATATTTAGGTTATAAACAGACAGATAAAGTATTTACGAAAATGTTAAAGGATTAATATGGGTGGCGGATCTTCATCACCAGCTCCAGTTCAGCAAAATGTAAATAATACTCAGATTCCTGATTATCTGGCTCCGTACGCTTCAAATATGCTGAATGCTACACAGGCACAGATATTTCAACCTGATATGACTACATTTAAGCCATATCAACCCTATAGTACTAATCCATCTGATTATTTTGCTAACTTTAGTCCTATGCAACAGCAGGCCCAGTCTACTGTTGCCAATTTGCAAACACCAAATCAATATAATCAAGCAATTGGTGTCACTGGTCAAGATATCATGAAGTCTGGCATGGTTGGCAATCAAATGGGACAAGCTGGAAATCAATACGCTCAACAAGCAACTGATCCTAATTCTATTGCTGCTTATATGAATCCGTATTTACAGCAATCACTTGCACCACAGTTGCAGTTGTTAGGTCAACAAACAGGTATTAAATCTGCGGGTGAACAAGCTGCTGCCACATCTGCTGGGGCGTTTGGTGGGTCTCGTGAGGCTTTAGCTAACTCATTACAACAACAGCAAGGAAACTTAGCAGCTCAACAAGCAATTGGTCAAGGATATAACCAAGCATTTGGTAATGCTCAACAGGCTCAACAGTTTGGTGCTAATTTAGGACTGCAAGGACAACAAGCTCAACTTGGTGCAATTGGTCAACAGTTAGGTGCTGCAAATCAACTGGCTGGTCTTGGTGGACAGCAACTTACTTCTCAAGAAGGTATTGCAAACTTACAGAACCAAGTGGGTGCTCAACAGACTCAAGCACAGCAAAATATCATTAATCAAGCGGTGCAAAACTATGCAACTGCACAACAATATCCATACATGCAGTTAGGTGTCATGAACGCTATGTTGCGTGGTCTTCCTACACAGCAGACTTCAACCACCATGTATCAAGCTCCGCCAAGTACCGTATCCCAGTTAGGTGGATTAGGGCTTGCTGGTCTTGGTGGTTTGGGTATGTATAACACTGCGACAAAAGGATCTAAACGTGGTGGTAAAGTTAAAGCAATGGCTCCTGGTGGTGCTGTGCCTATGACAATGATGAATGACCAACAGCTACAACAAGTTCAGCAAAGCCCATCATCAAGTCCTATGGCTAAGATGTATGCTCAAGGATTAGATCAGTTGCATGGTTATATTCACAATAATCCAGAAGCTAGTAAAGTGATGTCACAACCATTACCTAGTGGTGGTATGCCTTCTCCAGAACAAATGGCAATGGCTCCACAAAATCGTTCAGGAGTTGGAGCGATTGGAACTGGCGATATGACGAAGATGGCTGGTGGTGGAATATTAGCATTTGCCGTTGGCGGTGATAAAGGTAAGTTATTAAGTGATGTAGATGCTGATGAAAAGATGTTTCGTGATTATTTAACGAATAATCTTGCAGAATTACAATCTGGTAAAGGTTCTGTTACCGAAGCTTATAAACCATTAGCAGAAGAACAAAAAACGGATATTGCAAGACAAAAAGAAATGGTTCTTCCTGAGTTTGCATTTCGTACAGGTATTGGCATGATGAGTGGTGCTGGTGATCGTACTGGCGGTGCATTAGGAAACTTTGTTAGTAGTCTTGGAACATCGGCTCTAGGTGCTGAATCGGGTATGCAAAAGAGTCTTGCTGATATTAATGCGTCTAAGAAACTCATGCAACAAGGAACTCTTGAAGCTGCTAAACAAGATCAAGCTCGTAGAGATGCTGCTGGTATTACAGCTGCTCAAATGTTAGGTAATATTAATGCTAGAAAAGTTGGCATGGCTCAAGCTGAAGCAACAAAAGCTGCTGGAGCTGCCCAAGCAAATGCATATAAAGAATCTGCTTTAATTCAAGGCTATTCAAAAGAATATAGCGATTTATATCAAAAATTCTATAATACATTACAGACTGGCGAGATGAAAACTACGTTTGAAGTTCATCCTGAGTTATTGGATCAAAAAGCTGCCGAACTTGCTTATAAAGCATTACCACAAATTGGTCGTGATTATTTAAAATTAACACCTCCTGTAATTCCAACGGCTGCACCAAATCCAACACCAGCACCAGCGCCAGTTCAAGTAACAATTCCTGCTTCTAATGGACAACCTGCTAGAACGGTTCAGTTCCCAAATCAGGATGCAGCAAATAAGTTTATGGCAACACCACAGTATCAAGCTTTAGTTAAACCACAATAGTTTTAAAATAGGACACAATTTATGAGTGATATCAATAAACTGATAGAGCAGTTTGGAGGAACTACAATTCCTACGCCACAGCCATCAGATGATATCAATAAACTTGCTGAAATGTTTGGTGGTCAAACGGCAAAAACAGAAGGTGGATATGGTCCTGGAATTTTTGCAAAAGACGTTGGTAAATTAACTGCTGCTGGTGCAATACCAGGAGTAATTGGTGCTCCTGAAGCTTTAGAATCTGTTGCTGCTCAACAAGCTCGATCAACATTTGGTTTGCCTACTGACATTATTAATGCATTAGCAAATCCTGAACTTTTACAACGTAAAGCATTGGGATTGTTTGGTATCCCTGAAGAAGCTTTACCTAAATCTAAAACAGCTGAACGAACATTAATTCCAAAAGAATTTACTGAAAAACAAAATTTAGCACTTGATGAATTAATTGCTAAAGGAAAAATACCACAGTTAAAAACATTAACTGATTGGGGTAACAAAATTGGTAAAAATATTTTCCAAACTGTTTCACCAGAGATGAAAACGGATTTGGCTAACTTTACGCCAACAGGATCATTAAAAGACTTAGCTAATGGAGATTTTAAGAAATTTACATTGGGTGCAGATCCAACCATGCGAGGGTTAGCTGGGCAGTTTGCAAGCGTATTTGGTTCTGTTGTGCCTGGTATGGTAGGAACATTAGTTACTAAAAATCCATCTTACATGGCTGCATTTGGATTTGGACAAGCTGGTTCTGAAGCTGTAGGAAATGCAAGAGAATATGTTAAATCATTAGATGATAAGAAGTTGGCTGAAAATAGTCCATACTTTAAAAATTTATTAGAAAAAGGCTACGATCCTAAACTTGCCAGACAGATGACTGAAGAAAAAGCAGTAGATTTAGCTGCTACGGCACAAGGTGTTGTTGGTGCTTTAGGTGGTGAATTTACAGGTAATTTAATTACTGGTGCTTTTGATAAGGCATTATTATCATCGGCAAAAAATAAAGCGTTAAGAATAGTACAGCAAACAGCTAAAGGTGTTGGTGTTGGAGCTACTGAAGAAGGTCTTCAAGAAGCTGCTGAAGGTATTGCAAGTGACTTAGGAATTAACAAAACTGTTGTTAAAGAAATTGGTTCTGATGTATTTGCTAATTTTGTTTTAGGTGCTCTTGGTGGTGGTGGACCAGGTGGAGTTAAAGGTGCATTTACAAAAACTCAGAAAAATCAAGAACCTACCAACATACGCACTGCACATGTTGCAACACCAGAGGGACCAACTACTCCGCCAGTTACTCCTCCAGTTCCTAATGCTCCAGTACCAATGGGTGGCATGGTATCTGAAGAAGAATTAGAAGGACAACAGCCTCCAATTAAACCTTCTGTTATTGATCCTGAAACAAAACAACGTATATCGATGCGTGTTGATCAAATAGATAAAGGTGAAGTTCCTACAAACGGAAGAATAGTTAATCCATTAGCAAAAGATTTAGGTATCGATGTACCAAAAGGACAGAAGCCAGAAGAAACTTTAAATCAAATTAAAGAAACTCTTGGCATTAAACCAGAAGTTAAAACGGCTGAAATAAAACCTACTGAAGAAAAGGTTCCACATACTCTTGAAGAAATTATGGAAAAAGGTGAAC